AGACTGGTATCTTTGGACACATTCTCTACTTATGCTGAGAAGTTCAAGTTAGAAAAGATAGATAAACTATACTTATCTTCAGGTGGTTTACAATCCATCAGAAGTTCGTTCAACAATGTGAATTAAGATATGGCAAAATATACATTTAAACATTCTAGACTGTATGATGGGCAACTGTATCAGGAAGTTTTTGAGTTTAACACCCCTCAATCTCCTGGAGATGAAGGTCCAGAGGTTGAAATCTTAAAACTTTATTTAGGAATTGATTCAATTCCCGGAGAAACACATGGCACATTCGATACTCAATTGCAGGCAAGATTGAGACAATGGCAGTCTGAGTATTTTGATGATATTATGGCAGAAATGCCAGAAGAGCAAATCCCAGAAGGTGAGGCAAGGTTTATTGCCAACCAATTTACAGAGCAGGGGGAACTTGGTGATTTGACATTCAGGGCAATGATGAGAAAGGGATTTGCCTCTGCTGCAAAACAATACTTAGAATCAGAGCACTACCTGTTGGTAAGAAAGGATGATGTAAATGCTTTGTTCGGTATTCGTGGGTTCCCGACTGGAAACGATGAAGTCCAAAAACCACCTACAATACAAGGAAACTTCATTGAATACAAGTATATAACCAAGTATACAACAAGAGACTTTCAGCAGTCTTCTATGGTTTTGGAAAACAAAGAAGTTGTCAGGACCATGTTCAGGAAGGCGGTATTGGAAGTGTTTGACTTCTACAATAAACCAAAGACCTGGAACATTAGCGGTGCACCAAGACCAGACTTACCAGAAGCACTAAACGGTTTGTATAGCAATGCAGAGCACCTCAGAGTTGAATACGAAAAGATTTTAAAAACCGTAAGAAGGATAGAAGAGACAGATACATTTAGAGAAAATCAGAATTTTACATTTACGGTTACGGAACAGACCCTACAACAACAGATTGACCAATCGACTGTAGAGATAGATGTGTTGTTTGGTCAATCCATGAATCCAGGTGCATCACCCCAATTTGCATCAATAAAAGAAATATCTCCTCCTGGTTTGAGACCTTCTGCAACATACAACCTTGTTATACAGGTGAGGAGAGATTTGTTTGAAGCGATAGAAGGAGGACAGATAGACCTGTTGGGTAGAACTGGTGGTACTTTTGATGTAACAAATCCAGATACATACCGACAAGCAGCAAAAGCATATGGAGATGCAAAGGAAAAAGCACAAGAACTTTGGAACAAAGCAGGTAGAGTTGGGTCAATACTAAATAACCCATCTCAAGTAAATGACCAAGTTGACAAGTTTGCAAAAGGACAAGCGAGAAAGGCGGCAAAGGCAGCAAAGAATCTTGGTAACAATTTATGGGACCAAGCAAGGACAGGGCAGGGTGGATTGTCCGATGCAGAGCGGCAAGCAAGAGCAGAAGAAGCAACGAGGAGAGCATCTTATCAACCAAACTATGGTGTTTTAGAAGTAAAACTAAACGAGTTTCGAGACATTCTTAGCACCGTAACAAACAAAATGGAAGAGTATCACTCTGATGTAGAGACTTTCAAAGAAGAAAATAGCAAACCAAGAGAGAACACTAGCAGATTCGAGAAAACTTACAATCCAATTATACCAGACATAAACCCTCGTGATGAAGCAAGGAAGTTGAGAGAGGTGCTCGCTGGTTTGGAAGAATTTTTCCAAGTCAATGGATACCAGTTTGGTGCTGGACCGAGCGATGATTCAAAAGTTAAAATTAATTTTGAACCAATAATGCAGGAAGTATTTGGTCCTTCCGAACAGACAGACAAGTCGCTCAACCCAAATTTGGATAATGTAGATGTAAACCCAACACAAACCGGATTTATGGCAGAAATTGGGTACAAGATAACAAATATCACACTCATTGACAAGGACGGGAACGAAGACCTCTTAACTGCTGGTGTGAGCATATTTGACGAAACAAGAGGCAAAAGACCATTCATTTATCCAACAACCATGGGATATTTGTCTAGGTTAGACAAGATTGAAGAAGATGTCTTAGAGAATCCTTGTGATGATTTAGAAGAAGGAAACCCTGCATTGGTATTTTTTGCCAAGTGGCATTATCCACAACCATCATTTAACTTCAACAAAAAGGCAGCAAGCGGTATTAACATCGATGCTTCCATAACTGTTCAAAGCGAAGTTGATGGAGAGACGAAAGCGAGAACTGTTAGAAACATTCCAGAACTAAAGAGTGCAGCAATTCTCACAGCAGCAGAAGAATTTGCAGAACAAAGGGCACTTCTAAGTGACAACATTAATGCAATAAAAGAATCTACACTTTTCGAAAAGAGAGGAAAAGTAATTCAAACAGGAGATGTATATCCAGAGTTTGGAAAAATTCCTTGTGACATTGAAGAGATGTGGAATCAATTCTTAAATCAATGGAAAATGGAACTCATTATGTGTGATTTGAGGAAATGTATTCCTCAACTACCTGCTTTCAATATAAAATTTGATTGGAAACTACCAGTGCTTCCTGACATCCCAACATTTGACCCAATGCACTTTGTGTTACCACAGTTAAGAATATCCATCAATGACATTATCTTGTCATTTATTTGTAAGTTTGTTAAGAATATTTTAGATACTATAAGAAAACCAGACTGTACAGACTTGATAAGGTTCGGTTTAGCAGGTTTTGCAAAACTTCAAGAAATGGCAGAGGATGACCCATTTGCAAATGCACAAGAAAGGGCAAGCACATTTGAAAAGGCGGTCGACACGATAAACACTATGGGCATCTCAGGTCCCGCTTTGGATAGAGATTCAGAAAATGTTTTAGAGGCGGTAAGTCTAGCACTAACTCCAACAGAGTTATGTGACCTCTTACAAGGTCAAGCAACTGACGATGTTCTAGGTATAGTCCTGAGAACAATACAATCACTTACCTCTAACCTAAAAGATTACTTGAAAACAATAGACCAAGTGGAGAAGTTTTTTACTACACTTGGAACGGTTGTTGACCCATTTATATGTGACAGAATAAGGGAACTGAATGATATCGTTATCGCACAAGAACTCTGTAGAAATGATGAAGACCTTAGAAAACTCTTGCAAGATGCCGGTGCCACTGATGAGCAGATAAGAAGTGAATTGGATGCACTAGACCAAAAGAGACAACTCTTAAATGACCTTTCAAAGCAAGGAGACTTCTCTTCTTTATTGCCAGGTTTGAGTCCAGAAGAAATGGCAAAAGCGGGATTGCCAGGACCATACAGTAACTCGTTTCAAGACAAGATGGTCAAATTGGCAATAAGTTCTATCTTGACAAATGTCAAGTCTTATTTTGATGTGGAAATGGGAGCATTCCCAAATAAACTAATAACAGAAAACCTTATTTTAATTCAACCAGGAGAACCTGGATTTAATGGACTTGATTATGCTAGATTCTTACACTACAGTTATCAACTAGACAAGATATCAAGAAATCCAGAAGCAAAAGCGATAAAGTTGGTTGGATTAAGGTTAACTCAATTTGCTGAACCAACCGAGGCATATGGACTTGGAAGACCAGTTAGTCCTCAAATCATACTAGAAGAATTGGGTGTTGAAGAGCAATATCGTCCACTTGTTAGGATTTTTCCGATAGATTCATCCGGACCTGATATGAAACCAGATGAATTTGCCGAGGCAGTGCAAACATATGTTGTTGGATACATAGAAAAATACGGAAGAGTGCATTATTCTGTATCTCAGAACTTAAAAAACATATTAGACTCAGATATTAGTACAATAGTCAGAAAAAATCCAAGTCTTAAAGATGGATATAGAGAATTTAATGTTAGGTTGCTGACAACTAAACTTGAAGAGCAACCGTTTGATGTTACGGGTATATCTCCACAATCAGTTGGTACTTCAATTGGTTTTACCGAACTTCCATTTTCCGACAGCAACATAAAGGACTGCTACAGGTTTGCATATGATAATCCATTCACAAATGAGATAGTGTCGAGGAACTATTACAGCGATTTACCTCAGCAATATATCGATATGAGGTCCGATGATTTGGACATACTATCAGACAAAGACAGAGCGAAACTGTTGAGACCGGCAGGATTTGCCTTCTATTTGATACAGAAATATACAGAACTTGCTAATGGCAATACGGGAAGAACGACCTTTCAGACTTATGCAGATTCTGATTCGAATATAATACCAAAATTGCAGGGTTACTTGGAACCTGTTAGTTTGGACACTCTAAGAGAGCAGATATTCGAAAATGCCGAATCTGGTGCTGAACGGTTGGGAGCAGCACTTGTTTATGCCATTCTTGGACCGCTGGTTATTGCTCAACAGGAATCAGTGCAGTCTGTATCATTGTATGAGTCAGTTGTTGATTCGATTAATTACCAGATATCAGATTACACAACGAAATCAAAATACTTTATGGTAGAAAATGTTTTCGAGATGGAAGAGTCTGTAACAAGTGAGTACAGGGTCTCAAGAAAGAATGGTTCTGCTTGTTATGTTAAAAACAAAAAGATGTTTGATTTTGAGAAGTTGGTTGATGGATTTGTAAAGAAGTTCAGAGAAGTGGCAAGTAAACCAAAGCATGACCCATCCTCTAGGGACTTTAACGAAAAGGGACCTTTTGAAGAGGCAATGATAGAAGGTTTGTTTAAACTTTATATAGACTTCTATTGTCTTGAGATTATGTTAAAAGGATTGTTTATGCTTTCGGTCACGGGTGCAAAAGACATCTTTAAGTCAGAGATGGTAGTAGATTATATCACTGATGGAATTGTTAATGAGTTGGGCGGTTCTCTAATTGGTGCCAATACGACTGCTCAGTTTGAGGATATAGTTAAATCAATAACTAATCAAGATGATGTAAAATCTGCTATTCGTTCAATGGTATTGAAGAACCTAGACCTTGAAGAGATGGTAAACTATATTGAAGAGATATTTGAACCAAAATATTCTTCATTTAAAGAAAGGTTCTACAATGAATTAGCGGAGAACATCAAGGAAGTTCCGAGTACAACAGACTACCCAACTATCACCACAATTGTTCCTAGAGAACTTACAATAGATGAGTATTCTCAGAACATCGACGATGTGCTGGATAACTACACGAATACAAGGAGAGCATCAAGTGTGTCGGAAGATTATGCTGGGTACAGAGATGTGCTTGTTGCACCAAAACTTCCGAGTTTGTATGACAGATTTAAGTTTGAGGGATACTCTGACGAGTTGATAGAAAAGAAGATAAACTCAGGACACTTTTGGGTAGAGAAATTTTATAGAATAAAAGATTATGGTACTTTCAGAAGAATCTATAATGATATAGAAAGATTTACTCGTGATGAACCATCAATCGGAAGGATGGTGAGAATTGATGGAGAATATCAAAATTACATTTCATCAAAAGATTTAGAAAGACTTTTGTTTGGCACCGAGTTGTCATCTGATTCTGACAGATACTACCAACTAATAGAACAAAATGAAGAAAAAAGAAAAGAAGTCGAGCAACTTTACATTGATTTGAGGGACAAGATGCTTCAAATATCAAATGAAGATGACATTTCAACTAGACTTTCTTTAACAACGGAAGCATTCGAAATTCAAGAAAAAATCAACAACTTGCAAGACGGAGAAGGATACATTTCTGGTGTAACATTTACTGACACAAGAGCAGGTGCCTTTAATGTTGCCAGCAATATTTCTACTGCAAGAAGAAACAGGGTACCGGTCAATGACAGAGATAGGACCATCAGTATGCTTGATTTTGATTCTGTGCTAGATAAACAGCAAGAACTTTATGAACACATTAGAGATAACCTGCAAGTTGGGTACAGATTGATGTTCGGACACAAAGTGGACAGACAAGAAGACTCTTTTTCCATAAATGGAGAAGGAGCGAGTCAAACAAGCACAATAAATCCTGAGCAAATATTCAGAGACTTAACCATCGATGATGGGACCGGAGAGATAGGTTTATCGAACAACACGACACTTTTCACATCAAAGAGGGCATTTGTTGGACATGTTGACAAGGAACCACTAACAGAAGCGAGTTCTACTGCTGAGTCAAGAGAGTCCCTAAATTCAGATTCTGCTTTTTATCTCAATGCCATCGCATATCTTGATAGCATCAATAGTGGATTTACCGGTCGACCTGTATACGACCCCAGTGATAATGGACTTAGGTTAAATGCAGAGTTGCAGATAACTTCACAAATAAAAGATAAAATGGTCTATTCAATACCGGTTGACGAGGTTGTTAGGGATGTTGATTGTTTTGAAGACTTATATAGCGATTTTGAGAAAAGAAGAAAAGAGAATATTTATTCGGTTCAACTACAAAATGTCATAGAAAGATACGATGCAATTGTGGATGGTACGATTATAATGCCAAACAGTCCAGAAACTGAAGCATCAATTAATAATTTGAGGTCTGAGATAGAGGACTATGAAGTTCTAAACCAAGGGTTTGGTAGACCTGGAGATGAACTTTATAGACCGGCAGGTCAATACACTAATGAGATTGAAACAAGACTTGCTCATATTGACTTACTTGAAGCGATTAGCACCAATGAAGAACTGGCAAGATTAACAAGAGAGAGGGAGAGACTTGAATTTATAATCAATGTTACCGGGCAACTGTTCACTTCTCCTCTCGGTGCTGGTTACAACACACAAGTCACTCCCATAAAGAGGGATTTTGTTAGATATGAATTGTTTAACAAATACAAGGAAGCATTAGAGTTTGAACTTCTTTCAATCGAAAGAGACGAAACGAACAAGAGAAGAGTTATCAAGTCATCCGATGATAATGATTATATGAAACCACATAGGGTTATGTTTGATTTCTTGTTTCCGATGGATAGATATGCTTCTTTGCACTTCCTGCAAAATGTAGAAGTGTTTGATGCTGATAACGGACCACAAGGAATCTTTGCGGCAACAAAATTGTTTATCATTCAAAATATGCTCATATACGATGGACTAGGAGATACGAAGAAGGATGGTCCGCTTGCACCAGGTTCAGTCGATAATACTAAAAGTGTTATGTCAACAAGTGTAGGCGGTGATTTACCATCTGCTAGTGAAATACTGGTTATGATTGCTAAAGCAATTGCTTCTGCCGCAGCAGATGCTGCCGCAGCAGCGGTAAGAGAACTAGCAAACACAGTAGACCCAGGTTATAATGATATGAGGAAGGGATACAAGAAAGACCCTTGCAGTATGAAGTATGGTCTTGTGGAAGGACTTGTTGGAAAGAGGAACATATCCGAGTACAGCGGAGACCTAAAAAACGGATTTGGAACTAGAAATGGATGTAAGCAATATGTGCCAGTGACTCAGTTCCCTGTTGATTTACTGGAGTCTACTCTAGAATTAGATGCGGCAGGTGTAGCAAAAGCAACAAAGCATCTCGTCGGAACTATCAGGAATGAAAGTTGGAGATATGGTTATCCATTTACACCAATGGGTGGATATGCTCTTACTGTGAGAGAGAACAAGGGTGAGAGACATAGTAAACTTAAAAAAGATAATTCCTGTGAGGATGGTTGTGAGACAAAGGAACTAGTTACTCCTGAAGGACAGTGCGAGGACAAATAAAATGTATGGAATAGGACCAAAACTACCAATCAGATTCACAAAAGATGCAGCACCATTAAACACACAAACTATTGTAGAAAACACTCATCAGAATTTAAAAAACCTATTACTAACTGCACCAGGTGAAAGGGTTATGGATGTTAATTTTGGGGTTGGTCTTAGAAGGTTTTTGTTTCAAAACAACACTCCGACAGCGAGAGTTGCAATTGAGTCAAGAATTTATGAGCAAGTTGACAGGTATATGCCATTTGTTGGAATAACTCTATTAGAGGTAGTTTACTCTGATGAGAATCCTAACTTAGTTGATATTATGCTTAGATACGACATTAAGAATATTGCTAGTGACCAAATATTGTCCTTATCACTTGACCCAAAAATAACTTCTTAACTATTTAATATTGAGGATTTCCGCAGATGGCAAAAAAGAAAATACCTATTTCATATACCAATAGAGACTTCAACTCCATAAAAGCAGCACTGGTAGAACATGCCAGGAGATATTATCCAGATTCTTACAAAGATTTTAACGAAGCATCGTTTGGTTCGTTGATGTTGGACACTGTTTCGTATGTTGGAGATGTTTTATCCTTCTATTTGGACTATCAGGCAAATGAAAGTTTCTTGGAAACTGCAATAGAAAAAGAAAATATAATCAATTTATCAAGAAATATGGGGTATCGGTATAGTGATGCCATCTCTGCATACGGTGAATGCGATTTCTTTGTCACTATCCCAGCAAACTCTGCGGCACCAGACTTAACATATGCACCAGTTTTGAAGGCGGGAGCAGAAGTCACAAGCACTTCTGGTGGTAAATATACATTGATAGAGGATGTAGACTTTTCAGACCCAAACAATCTTGTTGTTGTATCGAGTGTCGATGATGCCACGGGTGCCCCTACTTTTTTTGCAGTTAAGGCAACTGGTCAAATAAAGTCTGGGTATGTAGAGGAAAGATTTATAGAAGTTGGCGAGTTCAAAAGATTCCAGAAAGTTACAGTTGAGGCAGAAAATATTTCTGAGGTTGTAAGTGTGGAGGATTCTGAAGGACATCAATATTATGAAGTGGAGCACTTGTCTCAAGATGTAATCTATGTGAATGTTTCTAATAGAAACCAGGACAAGCATAGAGTCAAGAACATTCTTAAACCACTATCGGTACCAAGAAGGTATAGAACTAATTTTCTACCAGGTGCTGTCGAACTACAATTTGGGCAAGGAAGTGATGAAGAAATATTGTCAGGTTCTTTCTTAGACCCTTCGAGTGTTGTGATGAGGCAGTTTGGTAAGGAACATGTGTCTGATACTTATCTTGACCCAACAAATTTCACAAGAACGGAAAAGATGGGTATTTCTCCAGCAAATACAACTTTGTCAGTCAGAATCAGAAGAGATGATATAGAGAATGTCAATGCTGCTGCAAATTCGATTCTTACTGTACAGTCAGCAGAACTGCAATTTGATAATGAAAATTCACTGGTTGCAACGAAGGTTGCAACAGTTAGACAATCAATCGAGTGCTCAAACGAAAATCCAGTAGTTGGTGACCTGAGTTTACCAGATGAAGAAGAGATTAAAGTTAGAGCGATGAATTCTTTCTCTGCTCAGAATAGAGCAGTGACGATGCAAGACTATGTAACTATGGCATATGCAATGCCAGGAAGATTTGGTGCATTAAAAAGAGTCAGAGTAGAGGTTGATAAAGACTCGTTTAAAAGAAACATAAATATGTTTGTTATTTCAGAAGATGTTGACGGCAAGTTTGTTGCCCCAAGCATCACACTTAAAAATAATTTAAGAACTTGGATAACAAATTATAAGATGATGGGCGATACATTTGATATCATTGATGCAAAGATAGTCAATCTTGGAATTGACTACACTGTTGTTATAGCAGAAAATGTATCAAAAGCAGAGGTGCTTGCACAATGCGATAGGGAACTTCAAGAGTTATTTAGCATTCATCCTGAAATTGGAGAAGCACTCACAATAAACGATGTATACAAGACTCTTAACAGACTTGATTCTGTTGTTGATGTAACTGATGTGGCAGTCAGGTCACTCAGTGGTGGGAACTATTCTTCTTTGAACTATTCAATACAGGAAAACTTGAGTTTGGATGGTAGAGTTCTAGTCATACCTTCAGACCATGTGTATGAAATAAAGTTCCCTAATTCTGATATTAGAGGAACCGCACTATGAGTATAAAAAGATTTTATGCAAATGCAGATAATACAATTACAAATGCTTTTGCTGCAAACTTGACCACGAGAGGTACAGGGTCTAATATGGGTGCTTCCGACATCTTGGAAGTATTTTCAATTTACGGGCAAGCATCTAGCACATCGCTTGAAAAAGCGAGAGCAATGGTTCAATTTGATGTTTCGAAAATTAAAGCAGCGAGAGATGCAGGAACAATAGCACAGTCTGGAAGTGCAAAGTTTTTTCTTAGACTGTTCAATGCAGAGCACGGTCAAACTCTTCCAAAGAACTACACCTTGTCTGTACTCCCTATTTCACAATCTTGGAGTGAGGGTGCAGGATTGGATATGGAGGAGTATTCTGACCTCGATATTTCAAACTGGATTTTTGCCAGCGACACTAAGGTTGCAGACATAACTGACATAAAGTTTGTTTCAACTACTCCTTCTGATTATGATGGAAAGTATTTTATTCTTCAGGTTGTCAACGACGACAAAACAAAAACAAGACTAAATCTCTGGTTTGATGATGACGGTGCTGGCACTGCACCAAATGTCGATGGAACAGAGGTGGAAGTAGAACTCGACCAAGCAGCGGCAAACACTGTTAACAATTTTGCAAAACAAGTTAAAACAGCAGTAGATGCCTTAGCGAGCACAAACCTGTCTGCTTCTATATCTGAGGACGATACAAGCGATTCTACTGGTGCCACAGTAAGGTTGACGAATACAGTCGTTGGTGGAACTTCCGGTTCATTTATTCCGACAGTCCACAATGATGCTAATGTATTTACTTTGACTGTTGCTCAAAGGGGTGGACCTACAAGATGGAGTGCTTCAGGTGGTGATTATCACGAAGTCACTTATGTGCCAGGTACGAATCTTCCGAACTACACTTACACAATCAACGATGGTACAGAAGATGTAGAGTTAAACATTACTGCTCTCGTTGAGGAATGGATTGCGGCAGAGTCAACAGTTGACCCAGACAGAGAAAACTACGGTGTAATGATTAAATTATCCGACCAGTACGAAGATGGAACAGAGAAGCGGTCCTTTTATACAAAGAAGTTCTTTGCTAGGGGAACTGAGTTTTTCTACAAGAGACCTTGCATCGAGGCGAGATTCGACGACCACATTGGAGACGACAGGGAAAACTTTTTTAAGAGTTCATCTCTTGCAACTGGACCTGAAAATCTGAACACACTTTATATGTACAACTATACGAGAAGAGGGTTGAGCAATATGCCAACTCTCAAGACGGCACAGGACGGTTCTGACCAGACAACTGGGGAAGCATTGATGAAGGTGAGTTTATATTCAGAACTTGACAACAATGCAGGTCCACTGACTTTGCCAATCGGTGGTGGTGTTACAAGCAATAATGCTACATTTGCTTTCGCTTATTTACACAAGACAGGTATCTATAGTGCATCACTAGCATTTACCGGTTCTCAAACAAAGGTTTATGATGTATGGTCTGACTTGAGTGACAACCAGTTGTTTACTGGTTCTGCAATTACAGTCAAGGAACACAAACCACTTCCGTTTAGTAATGCGGACGAAGAGTATGTTGTTTCTATCACAAATCTGAAACCATATTATAGAACAAAAGACAAACCAAGTTTAAGACTTAATATACGAAAAAAAGATTACCAACCGAATATTTATACAGTAGCGAGTAACAAATTACAAAACGAAGTATTGTATAATGTATACTACAGAGCATATAGAGTAATCGACGGAGAGGAGGTAATATCATACGGTTCAGGAAGTGTCCCCCACACGAAGATGTCTTATGACTCAAGTGGAAGTTACTTCAAGTTAGATATGTCCCTTTTCGAACCTGGTTACATGTATGCACTGGAAATATCAACTGACTCTTACGAGCAAAACATTGTGAACAAGAGTGAGTTTAAATTTAGAGTTGAGTAGATATGAGTCTGAAAGGTTTATTTGGTAAAGATAAGAAAACAAAAAACATTGGTTCTCTGATTAATTTTCAAGATAAACTTGAAGATGTAGAGTCCGTTGGTTATATTGACCAATTCTTGAAAGATAGAAAGAGGTTCAAGACACACACCAACTTCTTTACTGCATCAAACTTTGCAGCATACGGTTCACTAGAAGAATACTACAAGGCAGGTATCGACAGAATCGTAAACACTTATCCGTATGACGGTTCACTAAAAGAAAGACTAGCATGGTTCAATGAATCAAACGGATTTGACCTTCACCTTTTCGAGAACGAATACCCAAGAACAAATGGATATATCAAACTTTCAGATAATAGACCTGGTGGTGATGGTTGGGGTACCGTTACATCAACATCTGGAGCATACGGAAACCCAGAGACAAAAGAATATATTTACATTAAGGGTGGACCAAACATCGGGAATGTTTATAATACCGCTTCTTATCAGACATCGAATCTTGAAATTAACGGAAGGAACGGTAATACTGTAGAATTCTGGTTGAAGAAGTCTGAATTTGTTAGTTCCAAAACAGCAAGAGAAGTAATTCTAGATATTACAACAACTGGTTCATATCAGGGACAATCTGCATATGGTCGCTTGACAGTAGAACTTGACAGTTCAAACTCTTCTGCCTCTCCTTTTCTCATTACCTATCAATCTGGTTCAACTGGATTTAAGGAAGCGAGAATAGGTACTACACATCTTTATACCAGTGCCTCTGATGATTCTTGGCACCACTATGCGATATCATTTAAAAATCAGGACAACCAAGTAAAGGTTGGTCTGTATATAGACGGCGAACTTAATAAATCGGTCGTTACGGGAAGTGCCATTGGTTCCTTGAACACTGCACTTATTGGTAGTATTGGTTCATTGGTTGCAGGCAAAGACCCGGAACTTGTAACAAGAACAGCATCAGATGATTTTATCCCCGGTCTCGGTTATGGTAAGTTGTCTGGTTCTTTGGATGAATTTAGATATTGGAAAAAAGAAAGAACTGCAAAAGACATCGGTCGTTTCTGGTTTACACAGATTGGGGCAGGTTCGAATACGGACCCCGCAAACTCTCCTCTTGGATTTTACTACAAGTTTAACGAAGGTGAGGTTGGAGTAACCTCGATTGACAAGACCGTATTAGACTACGGTGGACGAGTTTCGAATGGTGTTTGGGTAGGTTATGCAGGATACGGAAGATACAACAACTCAGCAATGGTTGAGGCATCTGCATCTATCGCCGAGTTTAAAGACCCAATCATTTATCAGAATCACCCACTAGTATCTAATTTTAGACAAGATGCAATTGAAAGAGGGTATGCTTACGATTTAGAAAACTCTTCTGGAATGTATCACTCGTTTCCTGCTTGGATTGTTGACGAAGACGGCGAGGGAGCAGAAGACCTCAAGAAGATGACACAGGTTGTTGCGAGTTATTTTGATAGTCTTTTCTTGCAGATAAAAGATATGGGCGAGTTAAGACACTTAAAGTATGAAGATTTCGACAAGAAACCACACCCATTCAACAACATTAAACTTCAATCACTAGGTCTTGTAACTCCAGAACTTTTTATGGATGCAAGTAATCTAAACACTCTCGTTAATAGAGATGAAGATAAAGAATTCAGACAAGATACATCTGATGTAAAGAACTTTATATACAACAACATTCATAACAATCTTGAAGCAATCTTCAAATCAAAGGGAACAGATAAGGCATTTAGAAATCTTTTTAGGTGTTTTGGTATTGATAGCGAACTTATAAAGATTAACCTATACTCAACCGACTCATCGTATCCGGTAGAGACCAGTTATGAAAATTCGACAGTAAAAACAAAGTATGTGAATTTTGCAGATTCTATTAACAAGAATGCTTCTGTTATTCAGTCTATCGATGGGTTAATTGGAGACTACAGGGCAGCAGATGCCCGTGGTTTTATGAAGGGAACAAATGGTTTAGTCAGTGATGACGATGGTGTATCTATTGGTCTAACGACCGAAGCACAAATCTTTTTTCCAAAGGTTTATCCAGTATCACACCCATTTCACTTTGCAACACCACTCAGTTCTAGTGTTTTTGGTTGTCACAATGTTGCTGACGAAAATGACGACACAGATTTGAGTTGGACACTGGAAGGTGCAGACTACTCTAACTTCCAGTTATATGTTGTAAAAGAAAAGAGGCACTCAAGAACTGCTAAGTTTGTCTTAAAGAGTAGAGGTGACATCTTTGAGGCAATGGAAACAGACTATATCATTGACCTCTATGACTCAAATAGGTGGAATGTTGCAGTAAGACTAGCATCAGATACACCTGCTGGTTCGAATGTCACAGGTTCTGGCAACTCATATAGGTTTGAACTTTACGGTGCCAACACCGTTGCCGACGAGATTCAAGATAGTTTTGAAGTTTCAAGAACAATATCTGCAACGAATGCAAAGAATTTTATCAAGAACTCAAGAAGATTCTATGTTGGGGCAGAGAGAGAAGACTTCGCAGGAACCCTACTGAATGAATCAGATGTAAAGGTTGCGAACTTTAGAGTTTGGAGTACAGAACTTTCCAATGAAGAAATAAACTCACATGCTATTGACCCACGGTCTTACGGTGTTGATGAACCGTCTAGAATGAGTTTTCCACTCGCTGATATTGGTAACACTCAGTTGTCGAAGATTGACTTGCTTGCAATTAACTGGAACTTTTCTAGTTTAACAGGTTCGAACAGCAATGGGGATATGTGGATAAACGATGTATCTTCAGGTTCTCTTGATGACGACTTGACATACGGAAAGTTATCTCCAGCAATCAGAAGACTTCACCCAGGTAAGGGAATTAATTTTGCTTCTGCAACCACTTCAAGTGTTGATGTGGAATATGACCAAGCAACAAGACTGCAAACATTTGAAAATGTCAAAGCATCTGATATGGTTCAGGTTGTACTGAATGACGATTTGACATTTACAAGAGAGACGAAACCAACAGATTACTTCTTTTCTTTTGAAAAGTCTATGTATGCTGCAATTACAGACGAGATGTTAAACTTTTTTGCAGGCATTAATGAGTTCAGCAACTTAATCGGTGCACCCGTAGAAAGATACAGACAGAACTACAAAGGTCTCAGTAAGTTGAGGCAGATTTTCTTCTCAAGAATAGAGAATAACCCAGACATCGAAAGGTACACAGAGTACTACAAGTGGTTGGACTCTTCATTGTCAGTTATGATTGACCAGTTGGTGCCAGCATCGGTTGCTGCATCAGAAGACATCAGAAATGTAATTGAAAGTCACATCCTTGAAAGAAGCAAGTATTTTAATAAATTCCCAACAATGGATATGAAGGTGGTCGACCCCGTTGGGCAAATTCGTGGTATCAACGAACTATCTTACGATTGGCAACATGGTCACTCTCCCATCTCTGGAGACGAGAACGATAACTGCTTATGGCAAAAAGAAAGAGCACAAAGGGCAACTGACAAGTCTGTTTCCAGCGAGATAGATTCAGACAGAGAAACAATCAGAAGAATCTCAGTAACTTCTGTGTCTGGTTCAACTTATGCAACGAGAAGATTGTCTAGACCATACCGTCTAACAGTTGAAGACCAAAGACATGCTAAGGGTGGCGACAACACTTTTGGAAACAAAAAGAAAAGACTTTATACTGGTATCTCAACAGCACACGGAATGTCACACATTGCCGTTACTGGTTCTGAACTAGCGACTTCACCTTGTAATGATATTCAGAACCCAAGCAAGAAAAAGAGATTCCATGCCACGGCAGATATTGCTTTTACATCTAAAGACTTGGATATTAATGATATTGCTCCATTTACAATCTACAGTAGTTCTGTAGATGCAGTATCAGATTACAAAGCGGAATTATTCAGCAACTTCAAGCAAGGTGTTGAGATTACAAACCTTCATTCTGATGAATATGGCGACGACAGGGAAGTAACTCTTCAATCTCCATTCACAGAGCGATGGGTCGGCGGCAATGCTCATAGGCATCAAGATGTCGTGCAAGAGCAGGCAGTAAAAGCAACTGCTACAATACAAATTTCAGATGCTAGTACCGAAAACATTGGTCATGATTCTAGAATCACAATCACGAGTACTCAGGGTTTAACTAAAACATACATCTTTAAACAAGATGTCGGGTACACAAAACAGTTCACACTGACATCAGGCGGACAAGTTTTGTTGCCCGCTGCGGAATATAGTGGTTCTGCTGTTATAGATTTGGCAGCAGCGATAAATGGTTCAACTGGTCACAATGGTCAAATTGCCGCATCTGTTGATGGCACAACTTTGACACTGGAACAAACACTGTATGGACCAGAAGGCAACTTGCCTATTACTTACAACTTTACTAATCCTGGTGCTCAATGTACGGTCTCAGTTAACAGTGCCCCAGTTAATGGCGAAACCTTCACAATAACAGATGAGTCGAGCACTACACAGACATTTGTTGTCGACACATCAGTCACAACACAAGATGGCACCAGGGATGGTAGTAATAGAGTTATCATAGGGACAAGCGGGTTGTCTACTGTTCAGGAGTATGGTGAAGCAATCGTTAATGCAATAAACGGAGCAAGACAGAAGGGGTATCTTTCAGAAATATTTGCTGCAAGAAAAACGACAGCAGGACCTTGGGAGATGTTGTTTATACATTCTAATACAGGGACCGTCACAAATTTTGCTGTTGTAGAGTCCGTCTCATGGATAACAGCAGGTACAGAGCAGGGTAGGACACTGCCAGCAACATTGACTATTGGAAATTTCGAAGGCGGCAAAAACGGTTTCTCATCAAGAGTAGAGGCATTTAAGTTACTGGCACAAGGAGAGAAGTTATATATTCTTCCTCCGAATGCAACTGGCATTGATGCGAGTAACCTACCTGTCATCGACCAGAACATTCAGGGTGCTCAAGTACTAAGAGAAGAATTGGCAAAGAGACCGGTGAATATCAAAAACATTGCTACAACAACTGGAAGTGTTTCCCTTGGAAACTACAATCACATTTATGATGTAGTTCAATATACTTCCGAGGACCAAAGAAAAGATTTTCTTGTTGATAACTTGGAACAAGTCACTTCTTCTAACTCAACTGCAATACCAGGTGTTCAAGAGTTTGGTAAGTTTGAAAGACCGGTCAGGAAGTCTGTTTTTAAGGCGAGATTTGCCTCTCCAGGCGGCACAGAGGTGGCAGGTGATAGTAGAGGTGGGCACAGTCTAGACAGGGCGACAAATCAGTATTCTGTGTACAATTCTATGAATTATAGAAACCTTTCGGTTCGTGGTCCTCTTGATTTCTTAAACAAGATTCCACAGACTGCAAGTGCTGATAACACAAGTCTTGTGACAAATCACAAGATTAATGCTAACCCAAGATACCGGTATCGACTTGCCGAAGACATTGATTTATCAAGTGGAGAAGTAGATTTAAATCAAGATAATGTTTTTGTTCAGCATCCGATTCCACAGAATGATTATCAGTATGCTTGGATTACAGCATCTCTTGTTACTGGAAGGGAACCGGCATCAATCGCAGGACATCTCCACTCGTTTACCCAAGCATCTGTTGGCGATGCAACTGGGTCACTCGCATACGAAAGAACATATGAGTTCTTAACAGCGAGCAACAGAGAAGGAACAAAGATTATTGATTTTGCTGGTCTTAACACTTACATTGTTGACGATATAGATGCAACAACAAATACTATTTCTAGGTCTGCTGTTTACAACTTGACCGGCACAATCCACCACAGGCAGGGACCATATGGTCATCCAAGTTGGAAACAGATTAGAGCAGGCGATTCAGCACTTGGAAGATATTTCAGAAAGAATAATCAATACTCTATTCCTGTGGTTGGGGACCAGATAAGATTTACAACACTTGGAAACTACTCTTGGCCAAATAGCATTGACCATTTGCGAGCAACTTCTGACAGGTCTGTAACAAATTCTAATTATAGATTCACAGACCCGCCAGTTTCATCAAACAGGTTGCCGATTGTTTTCAAGAATTCAATACCAACACCGCCTGATGTTTTGGACATATACAAAGAATATTCTGATAATGACTTGTTTACAGTTGTTCCTTTCAGGAAGAGTGTTTCATTCAATAACAAACTAACAAAGTTTGCAAATGATGACATGACAAAAATTCTTGGCATTGAACCATCTAGGATTCAAGAAAAGGAAGCATTATATACAGACGACCTGAAAGAGTTTGATTTTGATAGAGTTGGGGCAACCGCAGAGTATTCTATCGAGATATTCCCACAAGAAAAGAATGCTTACTTGGAGAGAACAAGAGAAAGAACTCAATACTCAGCAGATGACTTCTGGAAAACAAAGAGAGAAGAAAGAACACAAACAAACGGTGTTAACTCTCAAGGTAACACTATTCCAAACCTTTCTGTTTGGGCACTTGATGCACACGACAACTTTAGCACAACTGCCCTAAAGAAAACAACTGACAAGTTGGGAACAGATGGTTCTGGTGAGTTGTTTGGTAACTATGCGATTTTCCACAACAACTTGACACATCCAAGTGCAAGTGCTTTGTTTGCAAGACCGATACCTTATCAGGCAACTTCAAGTTTGCCAAAACTAAAGTATATCGATTTTAGACTTGCCTTTACGATGCACAGAAAAGCACAGTTTGAAAGCAAGTTGGTTATTAATGCGGATATATCAACTGCAACCCAAACAGATTCTCCACATATTGTAGATGCTGGTGCTGTGAGGTTTGACATGAACAATGACTCCTACGAAGAAGGAGTTTTTATCGATGTTTCGGACGATATCCATGCCTCTTTTGTTAATAACAACTCAGAAGATAGTTCAACATCTAATCCAACTGGTCCAAGGGGATACAATAACCGAACACCCGTCGCAGGTGCATACTTTTATCCAAATACATTGATTGGAACTAGAACAGCAGTTGGGTCAATAACAAACCCTCCTGGCTCTGACGATGCAACAAACACACACTACAGATTCTTGGAATTCACAGGGTCTCTATCGGACAGACCCCACTTATTCAGGTTTCACTTGAGAACAGGTTTCAATGCAGGCAGTGATGATGCTTTTGGTCTAAGAACCAGTACAAAACCTCTTTATTTGCAAATGAAGGGAGATACAGTCACAACTTATACAAAAGTTGCAAAGTTTGCTGGGTCTGATTATGTCGGTTCTGAAGATGGTGAATTTCAGTATGTCAATGTGTTGGTTACCTCATCCTTTGGTGACAACACTAAATTTAGATTTATATCACCAACTCAAGACAGTGACACAGATGGTCTCTGGTCATTTGCATTTTTGACAATTTACGAAGGCAATAATACAGTTAGTGAAATCTTTACGAACGGTAAGTCTTTGGCATCTGTGCCGACCATAACATCATCGGTATCAACATTGTCCACGGCATATAGAAATCTACCAACATCAACAAGTTATTTTAGTCCACAGATAGGCATTGAATCAATGGTGTCACTCGGAAAGGTAGATACATATAGAGATGAAAAAAGCAAAAACTACACGATTGGAGATATATTTACATCAGAAATCGCTTCACCGGATGTTCCGACTGTCGACCATCTGGTAATCCAAAACTCCGACACACAAAATATTGCTGCTGTTTATATGAAGGATGATAAATCAGCGAATCACCTTTATGGTTCTCAGTTCTTTAGAACACCAGAACATGCCTCAAGAAACCCATTTAACTTTGAGAACTACGAAGGTTTTGCAGAGCAGGCAAAGTTATTGGCAAAGGATTATGGTTTGGTTCCAGAGTTTAGAATCAGTGAGCATATAGATTACTATGTTAATACTGTTGGTGGAGACGACCCATTCTTTTCTTGTAACGATACATTCTTAAAGATAACTGGTTCAACGACACCGGAAAATAGTTCACAAGATACATTCTATGAAGTTTATTCACATTCAGATTTTGTAAAGCACTTCAATGTTGTCGAACAGGAAATGAACAGTGTGAAGGGTGCTTCTGCAACAAAGTTGAAACTTGAATGTAAAGCATTTAAGAAATTCCTTCCTTATAAGGGATTCTATCCAGCAGATAGAATGGTTCAACTTGCTGGCGAATTGAGTTCTTCCTATTCGACATTTGTGACTGGTGGTCACTGGAGAAATGTCTTAGCACCTTATTATGCTCCTGGTATTGGATTTAATTCAATCAAATCAGGTATTGCGGTTGATTACCCCGTAATCGAACCACACGAAGATAGACTTTATAATCAGTACGGTGTTATATTTCAATCAGCAAGTCTTGCAATAGATGAAGGTGGAAATGCAGTTCAGGCAATAACAGGTCGTCCTTGGGTTGCCGGTGAAGGCGGTTCCGGAGCAAGTGCCGCACTATCAAAGAACAGAATTGAAATAGGCGGCGGTTCACAGTGGGCAGACATCTTGACGGGAAGCAGTTCGCCTGGAGCATCAAGTAAGAGATTGACATTATCACTGTGGATGTATTTGCCAAAACATTTCCCAAGTTTTGGAGTCGGAGAATTATCTCACTACGGCAATCTAATGCAAAGAGGGTGTATTGCATCATTCGGCAGTGGTCAGGATGAAACGGATTCTGCTTGGAAGACAGGTTTGCATTTTGGTTACTATATGTCTAGGTATATTGACACAGATACGGATGTTACCGACGACCCGAACATACCAGGCACAACTGACCGGTCTTCAAACTTTGGAGCGGACATGATTCCAGGTAATGGCACTGACAATGACCATTTAATAGATAGAACCTATTCGTTATGTTTTACTCTTATGGGCGGAAACGGAAAGGACTTTTTTGCTTTGTCGACAGAGAAAGGAACAGGAACTATTCACAATTCCAGAGTAAGTCCTGGGTGGAACCACATCATATTGTCTTGTGATTTTGACGGTCTTGGGACGGTCGGAGACGATTTCAGTGGATTTAAAGCACATGTCAACGGGGTAGAATACCAGTCCGTATCGCACCTTACTTCATCAAGTGGATTTGATTTTTCTAGTGCAGATACCGCAGGTTCTCAGACTGCCGAGATACTTTTAGATGGAAAGAGGAACTGTTTTATTGGAAATCACTTAGGATATGTTAACAGAATTAATGACTCTTCACCTTCTGACCTAAGACCAAGAACATACGGGTATGATGAACCCGTACTCATTCAAGCGGGTCAAGATAGGACACAAACTCCAGGAGTCAATCAACTTGTAACCTTTGTTGCTATAGATGGCGGACTTAACAGTAGTGATTACGAGCACTACATGTCTGATTTTCTAAAACCATCAGAAATTATGATGACAGAAATAATCATCTTAAATACTTATGATGACCACATGCCAGAAGCACTTTCTGGGTTCCCAAGTGGCAAAAATCCACCGGAGTACGAATATGGCAGGTTGCAAGACAGCAACGACTTTAAGAGTCAATCGCAATTAGAGTTGATACCTCTCGCAAGCGATATTGGAAATACATATGGTCCAGCAAATCCATATACAACCCTGTCAGCATCATTCCATCAAAATATTGTTGGATGGTACCGTCCAGGTAACGATGGTGGGTATGACTTAAGAAGGTCTACAAACGGAAGACATATTTTTAATCATGCACAAGACTTGTTTTCTGGAAAGATTCCAAATCACTCATCAAGTGCAGGAACTTACGACACTTATCAGATGCCAAAGGTTTATAACCATCTCACAGGTACATTCTACGGATTTACTGAGTGGACAGGTTCTGTTGCAAACGATTTGAAGTTCTCTGACAAATATAGACAGAGATGGAACGGCATAGCGGACATTACAAATCCTGCTCAATATACTTATATTTATCACTATCCAAGAACTGATGCTAATGGAAGTCTTGGTAGCAAGGCACCATTTAAGACTTGGTATACACATCTTGGAGAGGATACGACCTGGTTCACAAACACTACAGATTATGTTGAGAAGACTCTTATTGAATCAAATGCCTTCTTGTCAAGTTCTTATACAATTTGTTCTGGAAGTGTTAGAATTCCATCGTTTATTGTTGGTACAAGGCACAACTTTACAAATGATACTTCAATTCCAAGAATCGGTTCTGCAAGTTATGGAACTTACCACTTCACCGGTTCAGGCGAAATCGCAGACGACCCAGTGTATTCACAAGGATGGAGAACAGATTATCAGGGCAACACTGGTGTCAGAAAAGTAAATAGAATTCCTTTCGAGGCAATCATTGACCCTGCTGTATATACACCAGAGATGAAGGATGATGGAGATGGAGAATCATCAATTGCACTATTTTATGAGGTAGAACCACACCCAAGTGCAAGTCTTCTTGGTGCATTTAACAGGCAAAGAAAGTATATTG